TATCCTTTTTGTGCTTCAAAAAGAACTTGACGAACTGCTGCCGCACAACGAGCATCCATTTTAATTGTTACTTGTTTTTCTTTAGTCATCGGTCGTCAATTTTTTATAATACTATCACACTTTATCTTTTTTGTAAAGGAGTTTCCATCCACGATATTCATCATAAAATCCAGAAGAAAGTTTATGAATACTTGAATGTGGTAAATTATTTTCTAAACTAAATTGTTTTAAATTTTGTATTTCAATTAGATTTCCTTCTGGAGAAATTAACCCATAGAAATACTTACATTTACTTATAGAATTATTTTTTCTATGTTGTTCTGTTTGTTTTTTACCTTTCTTACCTTCACTTATATTTTTCTTATGACTATCAGTTTTTAATTTACCAGTCAATTTATTTTTTAATTTTTTAATTTGTTCTTGGGTCATTTTTTTACCAAGATTTTTTTGAGAAATTTTTTTCTTAGTTTCTTCACTTCTTTGTTTTCCATATAAAGGATGCAATTCTCCTCTTCTCTTTTTATTATTTTCAGAGACATAATCACATTTAAGACCTTTATTCCAAGATGGAACTCCTAATGAACCTGTATGCCCTCCAATACTTTTATTTTCTAATATACCACCATCACATTTCCTACCATAAAATTGAATAAGTGCCTTTTCATATTCAACACTTTCACTTAAAGATAAATTTTTATGTAAAATTAGTATTTTATCTTTTGGAGGAACTTTTAATTTTTTATGATTTTCTTTTTCTCTTCCAGGTCTTCCTCTTCCAATATAATAAAATTTTCCGTCTTCATTTGCATATGCGTAAATTATATACTTCATTTTATTTTTACATATCTATCATTATTTATAATATTTAGAAACTACAAAAAAGAGGGTATTTCTACCCTCTCATATCAAATATCTCCCTGCTCCCTGTTTTCAGAATAAAAAGCATCAAAATACCCTTCTGGATATCTTTTCAATAGTTTTTCAATATTCATCTTAATAATTTCATCGAGTGGAGTATCAAGTGCGATACAAATTTGAGCGACATACCACATCAAATCTCCAAGTTCCCGTTGTATATGAAACTTGGTTTCTTCATTCCAACTTTTTCCTTGAAAGACAAGTTTTTTCACCACCTCAAGTAGTTCTCCACTTTCTGCTGCAGCACCTACTGCCCCAGTAAGAAGACGCTCAATATTTGCACCTTTTTCATCCAATTGAACCAAACGATCAGAGAGTGCAAGAAAATCTTTAGATGCATCACTTGTAACTGAATCTACAAACTCAGCATACTTATCAAAATTAACGTGTTTTTGTTCCATTAAAATTTAAATCCTTCAAACGACTTTTTGGGTTTTTTATCTTCATAGTCATTATACTCGTCTTCGTTTCCAGAGTCAAGTATATCTTTTTGTGCTGACTGCTCACAATCATATAATCTCATTTTAGCACGATCAATACCAACAACGAATCTTTTGTTTATAGATTTATCTGTATAACGATTTTTAAGTTGTTTTATCATTATTTGACCCATACTATCTAATTCTTCTGTAGAAATTAGAGAAAGTAAAAGATCTGCAGTTGCAGCAGTTCCAAAACTTTCAGAAATATCTGTCATCTCAGGATCTGATGATGAAAATCCACCTCTCGTTGTTTGAGTGGCAGTAATAAGTGGAATATTCAATTCAACTGCAAGTCCTCTTACTTCTTCTGTAATTGATTTAACATAAGAATAAGAATTTACATTTGCGCCAATTTTAAATCTACTTGATGCACATATATTTAAGTAGTCTATAAAAAGAATATCTGGTTTAAATGATTTCTTCAAATACAATTCATTTATAAGTGCTTTGAAATGTCCAGAATGTGCAGAAGCAGTTGGATATTGCTTAATAACTAAGTTTCCTTTTGTCTTATCAAGAAGTTTTGTTACTTTTGTTTCAAATAAAGATTTAGGTAATTCTTCTAATTGATTGATAGGAACATTTAAAATATTTGCATCAATTCTTTTTGCAATCTCTTCTTCTGCCATTTCAAGAGTAATATAAAGAACATTTTTATTATTCAAAAGAAATGAAGATGCGATATGACACATAGTTAATGTCTTACCAACATTTGGTCCTGACATTAAAATATTCAAAGTTTTATTTGGTATTCCACCATTTGTAATTTTATTTAAATATTCTAAATCAAATTCTATTCTTTCTTCTTTTCTATGATAATATTCATATCGTTCTTCATAATTATTGAAATAATCGTGTCCAATGTTATTATCAAAACTAACAGAAAGAGCATCTGAAAGAATACTTGGAATCGCATCACGATTTTTTTTACCATCTTTCCCATCAGCAATATGAATGGATTCCATAAGTGCCAAGTAAATAGCACGATCACGACACCACTTTTCAGTTGAGTCTAATAACCATTGAAAATCTACAGAAGAATTATTTAATTTAATAATTAATTCTCTAATTTCTTTTATTTCACTTTCATTGATATCACTTCTATTTTCAACTTCTATTCCTAATGATTCAGTTGTAGTAAGAGTTCCATATTTTACGATGAATTTAACAATTTCTTCAAATACAATTTTTTCAGTTCTTTGACTAAAATATTCTGGTTGTATAAAAGGTATAACTTTTCTTGAATAATCTTCATTAAATATCAAATTTCTTAAAATTGTTAATTCAATTCTTTCCATTACTTATAGTGCAAATAAGATGTTAAAATATACTTTGAATTGCTCATTGGTGGTTCTCCACGATGGGGAAATAACCAAAGAGGAGGAAATACAACTAAAGTTCCCTGCTTTGGTTGTATTTCTAAATCTTTAAATACTGTTTTTCCTCCTTCTTCCACATCATTAAGATACCACATAAAAGACAAAAACCTACGAGAAGTTTCATAAGTCATTACATCTACATGAGTATCAAATCTATCTTCCCCGCCTGCATTATACTTTTTAATTCTAAATTGCTCTAATGCGTGTTCTTGTGGGAACACATCTTTACAAATATATTGATAATAGATTTGTTTATATTCAAATATTTTTTTAATAATATGATTATGAACTTGATTTACTTCTGCAGACAATTCTCTATTTTCAGTTAAATTAAATTGAGTAAAATTTGGTTTTCCATCATTATTATGGTTTTCGTGTTTTTCTTCAATTTGTTCAAATAATGAAATTAAAAAATTACAAACATCAGGTTCTAAAGAATTTTCGTAAATTTTTATAAAATCGTTTAATTCATCCATAAAAAATCCAATTAACTCCCATAACTAAACTCTTTCTTCGCAATATCATCAAGTTGTTTCATAACTTCTGGAGTAAAATATACCTCAGGTTCTTTTAAAATTTGTTTAGCGTAAATTTTTTTACCGTCAATTTCATAACGACCTGCTACATTCTTCCAGAGTCCACCAATTTCACCAAGTTCTAAAAGACCATAATAACGATCTAATCCCCTTTCATCATAATACAAACGAACCTCAACTTCTCTATTTTCTTTACTTAAACGTGACTTGTGTGTTTTTGCCTTAATAATATTTCCAATGACTTCCGTTCCATCTTTCTCTTTCTTTTTGCTGAGATAAATGATTGTACTTGCTGCATATTTGAGTCCAGAACCTCCTCCCATTTCTTTAGTTGGAACATAAGCTCCAATGACATCATATGTGTGATTTGTGACAATAAGTGGGACATTTGCTTGACCTAATTTGAGTGTTAACATTCTAAAAGCACCTTTAGTAAGTTGTGATTTAGTCATATCACGAACTTGCTTATCATTCAGTGCATCAGTAATTTCTTTCTCTGTGGAAAGCATACCTAAAGAATCTAAAACGAAAATACAAGGTTTTCTATCTTCTAAAGGTTTTTTTAAATATAAGTCTATTGCCTTAAGTGCCTTTCCACGAAATTCTTCAATAGTAACAACATTCACAACAACAAGACGAGCAGTATCAACTCCACGAGACTCTAAAAGAGATTTATTGACGGCAGCTTCAGTATCAAAGTAGAGACAATAACCATCGGGGTTATTATCAAGAAAATTCTTAACCACAGCGAGAGAGAAAAAAGTTTTTCCAGTAGAAGACTCTCCAGCAATAGCAGTAATCTTATTACCAGAAACACCGCCAAAAATACTACCTGAAACCAATGCATTAAAGATGTAAGAACCCGTATCAACATAAGTTTCAGTTTCATCTATATTTGATGCGATTTGAGCGTATTCTCCTCCAATCTCTTTTACCAAATCATTTAGAAATTCCATTTTCATCCTCATTTTTATTTGAATAATCCATTTTATAGTTCCAAAGTTTAAAATATAAAGAACTATCTCCACCTAATCTCAATGCACTTAGAATGGTATTTAATTCTTTTTCAGTAATTGGTAGTTCCATTCTTTAATTGAAAAATATATTTAGATCTACTGTTTTTTCTACTTTCCATCCAACGGTATCTAAAATAGACTTCAAAGGTTCCAAAAATGCCTTATCAAATTGAGTATCGTAATCTATGTATTTTTCAAGTTTAAGTTCCTTTGGAAAATCTTGAATAAAAGAAATTACATTTTCTTGAATTATATTCGGTTTTTTTAAGTATAAAAATTTAATCTTTTCCCCATTTTGAATAAGAGAATATCTATTTGTTAAATTATTATTTTTTATGTAAAAGTTAAATAGAAGTGCTCCACGAACATGAATTGGAGTACCTTTAGAATATATTTCTGATGAAGAAGAATATTTTTTAATGTCAGATGCTGTTCTTGGAAATGCAATTTGCTCTGGAGATAGTTTTTTAAATTTTTCTCTGCAGTTGGAAATAAAGTCTATTATATCATCTTCAGTGCCTTTCATCAAGAGTTTTAGACCATCCTTAATCATTTGACGGCAAGAAGAAGGAGTGGAAGATTTAATTGCTTCAATTCCCATAATTTTAAGTTTAGGTTCTTCATAACGAACACCTTCACTATCCCAAACATTCATGATATAACGCTTTTTGGCAGTCCATATTGCACGATCTGCAATATTTTCTCTTTTCATATGCATCTTCTGTTCGTATGCATTCAAATAGTCTGCCAGTTCCTGATAAGAACTTTCAATATACTTTTCAAGTTCTACTTTACATACTTTATCAAGAAAATTAACAACATTTTCAGTAGTTTTTTCTTTTCCTCTATATACAGTTTCAACCAAAGAATTCATATTAAGATATACACTATCTGTATCAATTGCGATACAATAATCAATATTATCAGTCTTTAAAACTCTATTTAAATAAGAATTTAATTTCTTTTCAATCCAACGAATAGCAACTTGCCCGGAAAGAGTAATTGCCTCTGCATTTTCTAATTTGTAATACCTAAAGTGTGAATTTCCAATAGAACCATAACAAGAGTTTAGACTAATTTTAAGTGCCATTTGAATATTATTATATCTGGATATTTCCTTCTCCAATTCTTTTGACGGAATTTTTTCATATTCTTTTTTGGCACTTATCATTTTTTTCTTATACATGTTTCTTTTATTAAACATGTTTTCCATCAACTCAGGAATAAATCCACGAATATCTTTACGATACATTGAACCATTTGGACAAATACAATAATTTTTGTAAAGTTCAAAAGTAAGTTCTTCGTTTAAAATTTTTTCAACAGTCACATCTGGATGTTTTTCATCAACAAGTGTTTCTGGTGAAATATTAAATTCCATTAGAAGATGTGGATATAGAGATGTTAAATCCAAAGAAACTACCCAATCATAAACACCGGGAACTGGTTCTTTAACATAAGCACCAGCATACTTATCATTTTTTTCAGATTTTTCTTTTGGTGGGATCACTATATTTCTTTTCTTAAGATAATTATAGATTATTGTATCCCACATCCTAACTTGATAAAAAACATCTTCATAATTAACCTTAGCATCATATGCCATTGTAACTGCAAGTTCAATTAATTTCATTTTATCTTCCAACTGGTCAACAAGTTCTACGTCTTTTATATTGTAAGATACAAATTTATTCCAATCTTTAGTATAAAAATCTTTAAAAGTATCAAATTCAGAGTGATCTAACTTTTTTCTTCCAAGTTCAACCTCGGCAATATAATCAAGACGATAAGATTCTTGAGCTTTATAAGTGAATTTCTTATAAAGATCTAGATAGTCCAACTGAGAAATTCCTTTTATATCATAAGAAATATGTTTACGACCATTAATATAAATTTCTTTCTCGGTTATTAAACCCCACGGAGAAAGTTGCTTAACTAATTTTTCTCCAAGAACACGATAAATACGCCGAGCAATATATGGAATATCATATAACTGACAATTCCATCCACTAATAACTTCTGGAGTATTTTCTTCAGTTGACCACCAATGAATAAAATTATTTAATAAATCTCTTTCACTCTTAAATGCATTATAAATTACATTTTTTTGTTTTGTTTGATATTCACCCAACCCCCAAGTAATAATTTGTTTTGTTGAATAATTTTGAATGGTAATTAAAAGAATTTGCTCAGAAGCAGATTCTACATCAGGAAACCCATTTTCTGATGCAACCTCAATATCAATTGTAGTTAGTTTAATTTTATTAATATCAAATTTTATTTCATCTTCAGGATACTTTTCTGAAATATATTGATATAAAAATCTTTCGTTTCCATAAATTTTAAAATTATCTACCCCATCATATTTTTGAATAAACTCCCTACAATCACGAACATATCCAGGTTTAATTGGTTCAACATATTCTCCGGTTAGAGTTTTATATTTTGTTTTTTTATTGGATGGGACAAAAAAAGTTGGAGAAAACTTTTCTCGTGCTATAAAATGTTTTCCATTTTCATATCCACGAATTAAAAAGTCATTTCCAACTACTTGAACATTAGTATAAAAGTGCTGAGGCATTATAAAGTCATTTCAAGGTATTTTTTAAGAATTTCTGATTTTGGATCAACAATTGTAAGAATGCTATCAGAGTGCATCATTAATTCATTTTGTTCTGAAAAATCTAGCCACCATTCAAGAAAATATTCTCCACTAATAGATTTCTTAAGAATATATGGATTTATAAGTTTACAATCCGGTTCTCCAAGTTCAGAAACAACTTCTACTATTTCTGAAATAATAATACTATTATTCTTCAGTAAAAGACACTTGATCGTGTTTTCCATTTATTTTTTCCTCATATAATTCTTTTATGGTTTCAATAGGTTCAACTAAAGTAACAACCCAATCTAATGGAACTAAAATATTTTTGTCACTTGTAAGTATAATCCATGGTGTTAGAGAAACCTCTATTTTAGCATCAGCATCAGGTTTCTTAGTTTCTGATATAAAAACAGTTCTTTCTGTAATAACTTTATGTGGATTTTCAAATATATATCCACAAGTTTTTTCATCAGAAACTAATTCTTTTGCATCAGAAATTATCGTTTCTCCAGATTTTAATAGTGCAATTTTAATTGACATGTTATTTATTACCCTCTTTTAATCATATCATAAAAAAAGAGAGGTGTCAATAATTCCTCTCTTTTTTATTATTTTATGTCAAATATTAATTATTTTACAAGTAATTTTTTCGTGCATGATGTTCTGGTACGATTTTGCCAAGTTTAACAATTAACAATCCATTATCAAATGTAACTTCTCTAACTTCTGTATCATCAGACAGAGACCATGTTCTTGTAAATGATCTTTGTGCTAATCCCTTGTAAACATAGTTGGAATCAGATTCTTTATCTTCTTTTTGACCTTCAACAAAAAGTTTTCCATATTCTGTGTATACATGTACTTCCTCCTTTTTAAATCCGGCAAGTGCAATCTCTAATCGTGATTCAACATTATTAATTTGTACAAGATTATATGGGGGATAGTTCGAACTTGTTTCATGAAGATTAAATAGACGATCAAAATATTCGTCCATTCCAATACTATTGCGAGTGATCTTATCCATAATTGTAGAAAGATCTGACGCAGAATATCTCATGAGGTTAGTCATTTTAGTAACTCCTTTTTAAGCGAGGTTTGATTGTGTGGATCCTTTCGGCATCCGTATATAATTATAATACTTTCACAAAAAAAAGGGAGTGTTGAACTCCCCACTTTTTATTCGGTTTACTCTTCCTCGTCTGTTCTTTTCTTTTTAGAACCAATATTATACTTGGTCTCTAAAATCCATTCACCCTTATCTTTATAAGAAATAACCTTGATTTGATTTAAAGGTGCAATATCTTGAACTTGACTTGGATTTACAATTGTGACTAAACCCCAATCGGCAATTAATTGTGCAATTCTGTTACGACGTTGAATATCATTAACAGTTAGATTGGCGTGTTTACCATCCAAAGCAAAAAGTTCTTTGAAGTGAGTAATAAAGTAATGCCCTTGTTTATGTAAAATATGACAGCTTTGATAAAGTTTCTTTTCTTTTCTTGAAGCAACACCAATTCTAGTGAGAGTTTCTCTAACTTTAAGAAAGTCGTCCGGTTCATTCAACAGGACTTCAATCATCATATTGGGAGTCCAGTTTACTTGAGGTTCAATTGTCCTGTTAATCATTTTTTTCCACCAGTATCAAGTCTTTTTTTAATAAAATCGAGTTGTAATTTATTTAGATTTTTCAAAGCTTGAAGTGCTTTCTCATCATTATAACCATAATACTGCTTAACACATTCCAAATCTTTGATTTTATCTTTTCGGATCCAAGGAGAAAATCTCTTCTTTTTCCTTAGACTATTTA